GTCCACGTCTAGCAGCAGCACGCATATAGGCTGGAGGAGTTAAATTCACTTCTCTTACTTCTTCTAACTCATCTTCTAATTCTTCTTCATCAACAGGTTGCCAAGCGTTGCAATAATATGCGCCATTCACATAGTCATCCCACTTTTCACACCAAGCACGAAGTTCCCCATCATCAAATTCTTTAACATCATCTTCTTTGTAAAAAATACAGTTACCACAAGCGCGACCCTCTGGAACATCCTCACTAAGAGATGGTCGATAATTATCGGGTAAGACTCTTTTTTGTTTCTTCATCTTTTTGTATTTAACTCTCAAGTCATTAATCTTTGTAAGAGTTGAGAATTTATGGCCAACCAAAACATCTGTATCTTCCCAACCATCTTCTTCTTCTCTAAAAATTCTTATCAACGCAGCAGGGTCATCTTCAGTTCCCTCAACTGTGAAATCTGAATCAGGAACATTGATTGTTCCATCTTTTACAATACGAACAATTCTTCCTCTCGCCCTACCACCAGAAGAGTTCCAAGAAACAAAATCACCAATTTTTAATTCATCAGGTCTCGCTCTTTCTCCACCTGGTTCAATATCTTCAGCGATTGAAACTGCAATCATTTGGTCGATAGCGTCTTGCTTAGTTGTGTGACAACCAATAACTTCGCCATCTTCTTTAATAGTTGCCCATCCAGAACAATCAGGTGATGAATCAGTAATGAAATATGGCATTAAAGTTCCTGCCACATAACATGTAAAGCGTGGCCTGCATCGTCAGCGATTGCCCATAAAGCATTTCCTGGTTGTAATACAAATTGATAATCTTCGCCATTATCTAAGTGGATTCCACTTGAAGTAGTAACGGAACTAGTGCCACCAAACCAAATGAATTCATTTGATGATTTATCAGCATTATGTAAAAGAACTTGAATAGGGTTTGACTTAGGAGATAAAATTTCAACTGCTGCTGTGCCTATTGTGTACTGTTGTGTTTGTAAAGGCATTATTTAACCTCATATACAGATTCAGGATTTAATGGGTCAATTTGCGCTACTGGCTGAAGTTGTGTGCTAGGTACTCCTGTGTGCTTAATTGGAGGTAATTCTAAGGCCTTGAGCGTTTCTGCTGGGTCGTATCCTGACAATACTAATCTCTGAACCATTTGTACTTTCTTATCTTGTTCAATTATATTAGTGTCAGTTAAATCAATGTTCGCTAGTGGCACTCGAAATTGGTCGCCATCTTCAACAGGTGTTAAGTCTTCAAATCTTCTAACATCATTAACTGAATAAAATCCACTTTGCAATCCAGTTGAGTACCCTGCTATGCGTGTTTGGAAGTCACCTCTGAGTAATCCATCAACATTGAATTTTAAGAACGCGACAGTTGGCAATAATCTTGAGTAAGCGTCTTCAATCTTAGAAATATATGGTCTTAGGGTATGAACAACGAAATTGATATTATTCTGTTCAACGCTGGCATAAGACATCGCACCAGGTGTCGTGATTCCTATCATGTGTGGAGGAACTCTGAACATTCTTGCTACTTCTTCAATAGCCAGTTTTCTTGAATCAAGCATCTGTGCTTCATCTGGATTTGCGCCAGTTTTTTGATATGATGCCCCACCAAATAAAATGCCTGTCTTGTTTGACTTACGATAACCACCATGTCGATTATCAAAACCATCTACTAAATCTTTAGCTTGTTCCCTTGTTAAATTTCCGGGATATTCAATTATTCCTTGTGTCGTTGCACCTTGACCAAAGAATCTTGAAGCGAAAGATTGTAATGCCGAGGCCAATCCTAAGTTGTCTTTTAATTCTGTTACGCGAGAAGTTCCTCTCAACTTACCTGGTCTTCTAACTTCTGTTATGTGAATCATTTCATCGGAGGTTATTACACCCTCTTGTTGGTTATCGATTACATAAACTATTTCTCTAGATTGTGGGTCGCGTCTAACTTCAATGCGAGTAGGGTCAAGACAAACTAAGTTGGCTACATCTCCGTTGCCATCTCTAAAAATTCTAACGAAAGCGTTGCCGTCTAATAAAAGAGAAATTAATACTTGTTGATAATGCTCACTTCTTAATAAGTCAATATCTGGTCGCATGACCCATTCTGGTCTTGGACGATATGGAACTCTACTGCCGTCTCTTCTAATAAAAGCGTCCATAGGCAAAGTTGAAATCGTATCGCTAATCAACAGTACGCACGCATAGAAAGCGTTTATGCGTAAGCTTGTATCTTGGTCAATATTAGTTCCAGCCTCGGTTGTGAATGCGAAAGAATCTCCAGCACCCCATACTGACTGATAACTTATGGCTCTTTTTTCATTATTGAATAAATTATTTAACATTATTTGGTTCTCTCAATAGATAATCCGATTAAAACTAAACTTACTCCAGCACTTATGATACCAACAGGCACATAAATTAAACCTAATCCAAAAGAAATCGCGGCCAGACCTGATAGTTGAGTTATGGCTATTAACACTAATCTCCTCAAAAGCTTATAAATCCTGGAACAATTTGTTCTGGTTCTTGTCGAACCACAGTCGCTCTATCAAAAGCAATAATACTAGCAACTGCCGCATCTATCTTGCGTGGTGAACCTCGGTGTTCTTTAACGATTCTAGGACCTAGTCTATCAATCTTTACGACAGCATTACTCAAGTGTCGCGCTAATAATGGATTATTATCATGAGTTAATTTTTGTTCAGCAACAGCATCGTAAAACTTTGAACATGCTGGAACCATACGCATAGCAGAAGTTGAAGGCCACTCGACTATCGGGATACCTGCTTCTTGTAAAACCTGCATTGACCTTTGCCAACGAAATGGGTCACAGGCAACTTCTTTTACTTTATATCGTCCACAAAATTCAAGAATAGTATTTTCAACCTCGGCAATATCGACACGCCAATCATCTATATCAGTTGGTTGTTTTTCCCATGCCTTAACTAAGAATACGTGTGGAACTTCTTCAATAGTCACACCCACTATGACAGAAGCGTCACCAGAGAACGAACCATCAAATCCTAAAATTATTTCTTTTTCGTTATCTATTTCTTTTTCACTAGCGCAAGAGTCCCAAGTACCATTAGGTAGCCAGGCTGTTTGATTTGATACCCAGGCGTTTGTTCTTTTGGTTCTAAATTCTGCTTCTGGTGTTCTTTTGACGGCAGACTCAAAATCTTCTTGTGAGTTTAAATCACCAAATGCTGGATTGGCTAACTGCCAAGTATCAGGACTTCTATGGTCTGAATCAACTGGTGCTTCCCACCATGCCATAAAAAATGATGGGTCTATCACTTCACCTCTAGAAACCTTTTGTCCATATTGATATAAAGCGTAAGCGACTGAATCTTGACCTGTTGAATCTGCTTTCACTCCTGCTGTTGTGATTGCTAGTAATAATGGTTCGCGTCTAGCACCCATACCAAGTTGCATAACATCGAATAGTTCCCGATTTGGTGCCGCATGTAACTCATCATAAATAACTAGCGATGGAGATAATCCTTCTTTTGTAAAAGCTTCTGAAGATAAGACTCGATAGATTGAACCAGTAGAAGGAACTTCAATAGCGTCTCGATACATTTTCACCTGGTCAGATAATTCAGGATTAGCCTCAATCATCTTCTTTGCATCACCAAACACAATCCTGGCCTGGTCTCTATCGGCAGCGCAAGAATATATTTCTGCTCCATTATCTCCTGTGAATAATCCCCATAATGCTATGCCTGAACTCATGGCCGATTTTCCGTTCTTCCTGGCCATGCCCACAAGGGCTAGTCGGTGCTTTAATTTCTTTTCTGGAGTCAAGGCGAAGATATTATTTAGTAAAGTTTCTTGCCAATCTCGCAAGACAATAGGTTCGCCTGCTTTGCCCGCAACAGTATCTTTAGTTTGTATACACATTGTATTTACAAACTCGATAGCGTGTTTTCCACGACTTCTTTTTAATTCTGCTTCTTCAACTGGAGTGACCCATTTAGGAGGCCAAGATTTAGAGTTCGTCTGCTTTTTGTTTGGCACGCAACTCCTCTAACTTAGATTGTCTTTTTACTTCTGCTATTCCAAGTCTTGACCTATCGGTGGGTGTGAATCCTAACAAGCTTAGGCCATGCATAATTTGAGAATCTAGTTGTCGCAAGGCTCGTCTATCTTCTGGTCGATTATCTCTTAATACTTGAACTCTCAAAGATACTCGCTCATCTATCATTTCACAAATCATCATAAACAAGTCAATGTCGGATATTGGTGAAACCCAGGTCATGCCCATTGACCAAATACGATTCCATAATTCTGTGCCATAAGTTCCTAATGGTCTTGGAGGTTCTGGCGTTGTTGTTATTGCTGGCAAGACTATGACTTCACTTTGCTTAGGTAATGGTCTTCTTCCTGGGTTGCCTAATAACCTTTTTTGTTCTATCGGCTTAGGTGGCCTACCTCTACTTGTCATAATTCCATTCTGTCAAAAGATTTAATTTATTTCTTAAAGAGCGCGTTATTTATTGAAATTAAAAAGTGCTAATTTCGCGCCCCTCTGCGCTAATCTTGGCTCGGGCTCTCTCATTTCCTCC